ATGGGCCTTCCTGTTCGATTGCGGGGGCTTCTGGTATTGGTGGCGATTGTATGTGTTGAGTCGTCGACTTGGCCCGGATGTTTTTCTTTCGCCAGGCATCGGCGGCCTCGGGACTATGCATCGGCATCCCCTTCGCAGCCAGTTGGGTGACGTAGCCATGCGAAACACCGGCATGCTTGGCGTATTCTCGTTGGGTCATGGCTTCAAAGCCTTTTGGATGTCAGGAGGCAGCATCGAGTCGGGCACGGTGCCGGCGTACTGCAGAGCCCGGAAAACACCGTCGCGCCTGCTGTCTTGTGGGTTGGGCACGCAATAGCCGGCCAATTGCTCGGGCGGAGTTCCGCGTTTCATGAGCCGGATGAACCAGGCCACGTTTGCTAGGCCGTATTGATCCACAAGAAATTGGATGTGATTGTTTTGCATAGATATTGTTTTTAGTGCTTGATCACACACAACGATAGGGGTCTCGCGTTCACCTGTTTCTGGGTATTATCAAAGAGATTCCTTAGTGCTATTGGGATCTACTCTTAACCTTAAGAGGTAATCCTCATGCCCTCGCGATATTATGTAAGCAATAGATCCACGAGGAACACCACAAATAGTTGCAATATTATCCAACGTAATACCACGGTCTCTTAGAACAAATGCTTTGTTGCACAACTCCGGTGTGATTGGGCTGCTTGTCTCGTCCTCGGGCTCGATGTTTGGGATAGGGTCGCCCTCGGCGTCCATCAGGGTGCCGTTTGGGTAGGACATCCAGCCGTGCTTGATGGCGAATCGAACGAGCTGCTTTGCCTCGCGCAACACTTGGTTGTGACTGATGCTGTATTGTGTGGTCATTGGTATTTAGAAACTGGGAGATGGGTCGGAAAAGCGGCAGTACTGGCCTTCGTACCAAAGGGGCACTAGGCCGCACTCACCGTCTCGTTGTTTTGCGATAGCGATCACAGCTTCGCCCTGGGGCTGGTTGCGCTCCCTGTTGAGCAATAGGACTAGATCAGCGTCCCTCTCAATCTGCCCAGAGTCCGCTAGGTCAGTCAGGCGAGGTACCCGGCCTTTGTCCTTCTCGTTCTCTCGATTGAGCTGAGCCAGGGCAACCACGGCTGTCTTGGTATCGGAGGCCACGCCCTTGAGCCTGCCAGATACTTCTGCGATCTCGTAGGTCTTTTTCTCTGCGGCTTTGGATCCATGGATCTTCTGGAGGTAATCCACTAGGACCAGCTTCACGCCCCATTTGCGTACAGCCCTGCGGATTACCGCAGTGATGGTAGCAATGTTGGACACACCGGATCCTGAGATGAAATGAATCGGGCTGCCTGCGATCTTGGCCGATGCTGTCGACATGGCCTTCATGCCTCCCTGATCGAGCTGGCCGGTCTTGATGTCCTGCATGGGTATGCTGCCAACAGACGAGACCATCCGGCGCACGATGGACTCGTCGGACATCTCCAGGCTGATAAACAGGGTCGGGATCCTTGAGTCGATGCTGGCTGCCTTGGCAATGGCAATGGCAATGGCTGTCTTACCGATGGATGGCCTGGCCGCAATGATGGCCAGCTCACCGAACTGGAAACCGTCGGTCATCTGGTCGAGCCTGTGGAAGCCCGAGGTGATCCCGGAGAGCTGGCCCTGCCTTGAGAATCGTTCCTGGGTCGAGTCAATGAAACGACTGACGACCGACTTGGACGATTGGACTTCCTCCTTGGATGCCTCAACGGTGAGCCCTGCTTCGGCATTGGAGACGATTTGATCGACGGAGAGGGTGGAGACAGCGGACTCACGAATCAGACGGTCTCCAGCGGTTCTCAGATGGCGTCTGTGGTGGGCCTCTAAGACGGCCTGAGCGAATGCCGGGTAGTTCGCTGGGCTCGGACACATCTCGTCGCATTTGTTCAGAGCCTCGAAAGGCACCGGAGTCTGGCCCATGGAGCGCTTCCACTCCTTGACCACGGTGGCCATGTTGACCGGATCGCTCTTGGCAACGAGGCCTTTGGCAATCTCGAACACATGGTACAGATCGCTATCCTGGAAAGCGTCGGTGGGGATCTTGGCGAATACCTCATGGCAGACATCCGATCCACCGGACAGGCAGGCGCCGATGAGGCCGAACTCGTCGTCCTGGGCAAAGTAGGGGTCGCTCATTGGTAGTCAGCAATGTTGGGTGAGAAGGTGCCGCCGGCACGGGATGTGTTGGCCCCAGATGCAAGTGAGCCCCTAGGAGGAAAGATGCCTTGGTAGTTGCTTGCAATGGAGTGGTTTACCGCAGCCGGGAACGTTTCAGCGGTGTATTCGTTAGACCATGCCTGTAAGGCTGCGGACAGCCCGATTCGCTTGTAGCCCTGTTTTCGTTCTGCTTTGTAGGCCAACCATGTTTGTACAGCGGTAAGGCATTCGTTAGTTTGGAGCTTTTCAGGAAGAACCAGTCCGAACTTTAGACCCCACAGAGGTTTCACCGAAACCTCGTCGACGACAGTCTCCGAAACCTCTCCCTGTTCCTCTTCCCTGTTCCCTGTTCCAAGGCAATCTTTCTCGAATCCTCGCGAATCCTCTCGAACATCGTCGAATGATGGGAGCTTAGAGGCTGAAGGTTTGTCGATTTTCTGATGATTTTGCCACTTTGGGATGTCCAAGTAAGATTCACCGTCGACCTGATAGAGCCTGATGCAGCCTTGCTTCTCAAGTTCTGAGATCCACACAGGAAGACGCTTGAAAGCATCCTCGTCGTAAGGGAAAAGACGGCTCGCGAGGAGTCGCGAGGATGCGCGAGCCCTCCCGACATCGTCGCAGCACGAAAAGAGACCGATGAAAAGCAGTCGAGCCTCTCGCGAAACCTTGCTGAGATTCTCGGATTCCCAGAACTCGGGTTTGATTGAGCGTATTCTCATAGGGTTAAAATCGTTCAACCTTATTCCAGGAAGCATCTTTTGCGTGCACCGTTTTCCCAATGCTGGAAGCTAGATCGTTTCCGAACCGTTCTTCCATATTGTGGCCTACATGACCCATCATAAGTGCCGTCGTCGAGAGTGCGTTCAGTAGCTTGTAGGGAAGGCAGGACATTCCAGCTTTGACTTCATCTTCCAACGCCTGGCGATGACGATGGCAGAAAGAACAAAGGCACATTAGATCGCTATCTAGTGCTTCCCATGGTTCTTTTCCTTTTTCATATCGACCATGGTGGACGTGTAACGTTGTGGTTGTGTCACCACAGTCTTGGCAACTGAATTCGGCAGATTGCAAAACATTGAGTCTTTTTCGCTGCCACCGCGGATCTTGGAGTTTTTCGGAGTATGTCATGATTCAAACGGAAATCCCCACCAGTCACAGGGTAGGAGATCGCAGGAAGGAACTGCGAATGCCTGTGGTGGTGGGGATAAAAGTTGTCATGTCCTTCAGTTGATTTCGACGCTCACCTCCTACAGCTCACGTCGACGGGCTGCTCCCTATCTGCTGTTCTGGTCGTTGTCCAGCCCTCAGTAGGCCGGAATCAGAATATCCGCCACCGCCTGGGTTAGCTTCACATCCTGGATGCAGTAGTCGATGGCTGCCTGGCGGTCGGTATTCCAAAGCAGACTAAAGTCGGCGCCGGTGCCTGTCTTGTCACCTAGGCCCAAGTGCCGGCTGATTGCACCAAGGCTTCCGTGCGCCCGGCTGTCTCCAAGCTGCCACACCTCGCGCAGGTCGATCACCAGATCGTTCCAGTAGCGTCCCTGGCGCAGCCAGTAGGGAGGAAGGATGCGGTGCTTCCAGGAGCGCTTGATGAGGAACGGTAGATCGAAGGCCTTAATGTTGAATCCGACGAGTTTAGGCTGCCGCTCGTAGTATTTTACCAACTCCCACCATTCCAGGAGCATGGCGGCCTCGTTGCCGTCGTTCTTCAGCACCGCGGTCACCTGGTGCTCGATGCGGTATCCGATGCACAGGATCTGCCCCGAGAGAGCGTCCAAGGCTGCGTTCTTGATGAAGTCCGCGGTGTGGTTCTCCTCGGCCTTCTGAATGCGCTCAGCGATCAGGTCGGGATTCTTGACGTTGCCCAACTTCACGTCGGCCGGGTTGAACGGAGGGATGTTGAGTTCCGACAGTGGTAGTGGCCCGGTCTCGATGTCGAAGATGATTGTTGGGTTTGCTGGCATATTGCTAAATTGCTTTCAGTTAGTAGTTGATGCGCGTTTGTCCCGATGCGCGCCCCCGGTTACCCACGAGTCCCAGCAGCAACAGGCTGCCGGAAAGTTGTCAGATGTGTTTGCCGCAATGAGGGCAGACGGTCTTGGTCAACGGCTGTCTTACGGTGGGCACGCCCAGCCATTCGCAGATTTCACGGTAGGATACCCACCCAAACCCACGCACCGACCTAGGCTGCAGGTGCCCTAGGTTGTAGAGGTCGAGAGCCTCCTGGCGGCTCTTGATGGCTAGGCTTTCGAGGATGTTGAACGTCCTGGTCGAGAACGGGAATCCCCACACCCGCAGGATCTCCTCGTGCTTCTGTGCTGCCTGTTCAATCTGGTTGATCCGCTGGCGGCTGAGGTTAAACCGTTTGCCGATCTCCTCCAGGGTGCAGCCCTCCGACCGTAGTCGGACCACCTCGGGCACCATGTGGATCAGCTTCATCGTGGGTTTGCGTGTCTTCATGGCTTAGAAAGGCACGTCGTCAAAATCGGGCTCGTCGGCCTTAGCCAGCTCCTCAAGGCGCTTGGTAACCGCGGCAATGAGTGCGATGTCGTCAGGCGTCTTTCCGCTGGAGACCTTAGCCTTGGGCAGCCAGTGCTCGGCCAGGCCGCGCACAGCGTCAGGCGTTAGCTCGGAAAGCGGCACTCCCCTGAACTTGCCGACGTGCACCTTGATCTCTGCAATCTTAACCGGCGCCGCAGTGGCTGGCGTCACGATCTTGGTTTTGTCGTCGTCCCGAGGCGGCCTGTCCTCCAGGCGTACCCACAGGCCCGATGGCTTCAAGGCCTCCCCGCTCTTGTGGGGCATGATCAGCTTGATGTTGCTGAACGTCTTGGTGCCGTCCCGAGACTGCTCGTGAACGATCACCACGGTGGCCGGCTTGCCGATCAGGCCGTCGAGGTTGAGGCTGACGGTCTCCTCGGGGGTAAGGGCTCGGCCGTGCCAGTCCCGGAGGAACTTGGTCAGGCCGGCCTTCTCGTGCAGGCTGGCGGTCATTGGCGCCGTCATAACCACCCAGGGCTGCACCGGGTTGCGTGACTGGTCCAGGATGTCCAACTCGAATGCGATCTTGAACTTCTGCTTGGTGCCGTACTCGGTCTCGTAGGCTTTGAGCGGAGTGATGTCGACACAGACCGCTCGGCCTGTGTACTCGGGGCACGGTGTGAAGGTGCCGCCGCTTGGTTTCGTTGATACTGTGATTCCCATATGTTGCTTCGTGTTTGTGTTGTTGTTGTCTACTTGGAGGCCTGTTTTTCAACCTCCGAAAGTTGTTTTGCCATGCGCTGGTACTGCGCCCAGTAGTCGGGCCACGTCGTCTTGATCTTAGCCAGGTTCTCAGGGTCGGCCACCAGTGCCGCGGCACCCAGCTTGCGAACGAAAGAGCCACCGTATTCGATCATTGTGCGTGCTACGTCAAAGTCTTTCACTTGGAGCCTTTCCCACGCTTCCTGGTAAAGAAGCTGGTGAACTCGATCTTGATCTTACGGGCAGCCCGGTAGGCCTCACCGGCGTCCCGCTTGGTCAGGTGGTAAGGGCCGGTGCCCTCCCGTTGGATCTGTTGAGCTGTTTTCATTGCAGGATAAAGTCGAAGTTGTTCTGCCAGGTGTCTGATAAACGGTTGTAGGTGTCGTTCTTGATGCGCCAGGT